TCGTGGGGGTGGCATGTCTTACCCGTCGTTCCAGGATCGAAGGTGCCAGCCACCCGGCATGGGGTGCATGACGCCACAACCAACCCCGAGACAATTGCCCGATGGTGGGCGGCCAACCCAGACTTCAACGTCGGCATCGCAGCTGGAGAGCGTTCCGGCATTGTGGTTTTCGATGTGGACCCGCGCAACGGCGGGGATGCTTCCTGGAGCAATCTGGTGGGCGAGTGCGGTGGGCTGGATGGTGCCTATGCCCTGACCGCTGGAGGCGGCGAGCACCACCTGGCGCAGTGGGTTCCCGGGATCCGGCCATGCAAGTTGCGCGACGGCATCGACCTCCTCTCGGACGGCAGGTATTTCGTCGCCTACCCGTCTGCGGTCGAGGGCAGAACCTATCAATGGGAGGCCTCTGCAGATCCGTTTGCCGGAATCGCCCCGGGCAGGATCAATGCCCGGATGCTGGAGGTCATCCAGAAACGCCTTTCCAGGGCATCAGAACGGGCTACAGGCGCACCGGGCAACGGATTGATATCTGGGAACCGCAACAGCGGTCTAACGTCCCTGGCGGGCTCTATGCGCCGCCACGGGCTGACCGAGGCTGAGATCCTGGCAGCGCTGCAGATTGCCAACGAGACCCGGTGCGACATCCCGCTTCCGAGTTCGGAGATCCAGCAGATTGCGCGGTCTGTCAGCCGGTATGAGCCGGAGTCGGATGTTGCCGCATCCGTTGCACTCGGAACCGAGGCCGCCGAGGCGATCCTGGCACCGCTGTCTGAGCCGCCTGAGTACTTCCTGACCCGGGCCAGCGCCTATCTTGGCCAGCCTGCGCCGATCGGGTGGGTGGTCAAGCATCTGATCCCTGCTGATGCCAGCACGATGCTGGTCGGAGACAGCGCAGTCGGCAAGTCTTTTGTGTTGATCGACTTGTTGTGCGGCATTGCATCCGGCATGCACTGGATGGGTCGCAAGACTCGGATTGGACTTGCAGTGCTTCTGGTCGGGGAGGGCCACTGGGGGATGCGCCAGAGGGTTGCCGCCTGGGCCAGGCATCACCAGGTGGGCCAGCTCGACCGGCTGCTGATCAGCAACAAGGGCATCGACATTGACAGCCCTGCAGCTGCAGCGCAGATTATTTCCGCAGTGCGCGAACTGGAGCCAAGCGAGCCGGTGGTGGCCATCGGGATCGACACCGTCAATACGCATATGTCGGGCAACGAAAACGATGCCCGGGATACCCGCAACATGCTCCTCGCATGCTCGATTGTTTCCCGGGCGCTGTCTTGCGCCACCGTTTTCGTGCATCACTCCGGCCACGCTACAGACTCGAAATCCCGTGCCAGGGGGTCGTCTGCCTGGAAGGCATCGCTCGATGCGTCTTACGTTGTCAGCCGGGATGAGGACGGGACGATTGAGATCAAATCGACGAAGATGAAGGATGCCGAGCAGCCGCCCGATATCTTTGGCAGGTTACAGAAGGTCGATCTGGGGTGGGTTGATGAAGACGGTGAGCCATTGACCGGAGCGGTGTTTGTGCCCGTTGAAGGTCATGAGAAGCGTGCAGAAAGCAACCGTGCCACAGGGGAGGTCAACTCCCAGGCCGAATTTGAAGATGCCTGGTGGTGGAAAGAAGGTCCGTGGAAGGGCGCAGAACTGCTGGATGGCGAACCTTTTGTGGCGCGCGCAAAACTGATCGACTACCTTGTCGAGGCGCGCAAGATCAAGCGCGGGAGTGCCTCGAAAAGCGCCAGCGCGTCGGCTGAAGGGCGTCTTGTGCACAAGCTACTCGGCCTCGGGAAGATCCGATCTACCGACGATGGATGGGTCATTTCAGACCCGGTTTGGGCCTCTTCACTGCTTTTGAGACGCAAAAGCGATGACCATGCGTCGGATAAAAACGACCGATCAGAAAAGTCTATAAGGAAATCGGACAGACGGACAACGGACGGACAAGAATGAGAATTGTCGGGGGCAAGGCATGTGGGCGGACGGACGGACACTACCCCCTTTCTATAGGAAGGGGTTGTCCGTCTGTCCGTCCATGATGCGGGGTGGATGTCGGAGCAAAAACGGATAGAAAACGGACAAGGAAAAAAGGAGAATTGTGATGGAAAAAAGTTATGATGGAAATAAACCCAAAACAGAAGGATGGGTTAAATTAGAAAACTATGATGGAGTGGATGGAACATGGAACGTCTGGGTGCAGCATCAGCAACCCGAGTCCAGGAGGTGGCTCACGGTCAAAGTGTTTGCCTCCGGGCGGGTTGCGCGCAAGGCAAACTACTGGGTGACCAAGAGTCTGCGCACCGGTTACATTGGCCGTTTCAGGGATTACGCAATCCTGCGTGAAACACGGAGCGACCTGCATCGCCACGTGGAAGATCAACTGTCAAATTATTTGAGGAACTATCATGATTGAAAGTGAAATGCAAACCCGCGTCTGGTCGGCAATCTATCTGCTCGATGGCATGACCATCGTTCCAGACTACGACGAACCCCACGTCTGGGTGCTGCCAGGTGGCAGGAAAGTGAAAACCTTCGAGCTCGAACAGGCGGGCGCAGGTCGCAGCGTCTCGCTGCTCTGGCCACGCAACAATCCGGTTGCAGCCTGGACAGATGGAAGAATACGGTAGGAATGCCCGTAGAGGCCTCTATTGCGCCCGTGGCGCGTTTTGTGGTAGGTTTGCGGTATCGATACGTCAAGAGGGCCGAAATGGCAGCCTTGCCCGATCTGGGCGGTTTTGAGGCACAACTCACCGCAACCCTGCGGCAGGCCGTCGGAGGTATCATCGACGAGAACCTGCGCCTGCGCGACCTGCTGCATCGCATGCTTGACCCGGAAGATCTTGGCTGGGCTGTCGATGAAGCAGTGCGTAAGGAAGTGCGACGTGCGCTCAGTGTTGGAAGAACGAGGCATGCAGAAAATTGATATGGGAGAAACTGAAAAGTCGGTCGTAAAAAAGGCCGGACCGAACGGCGGCGCTCGACCAGGCGCTGGACGCCCAGCTTTCAAGCCGACCGACCTCGAGCGCAAACAGGTCGAGGCCATGTCAGGCTACGGACTGCCAATCGACCAGATTGCAATTCTGGTGCGCAACGGGATTGACTCGGACACGCTGCGCAAGCACTTTGCCACCGAGCTGGTGGCCGGCAAGGCCAAGGCCAACTCTGGCGTCGGTCGCACCTTGTTCCAGAAGGCAATGGGCGGCGACACGGCGGCCATGATCTGGTGGTCCAAGACCCAGATGAAGTGGAAGGAAACCCAAGCGCACGAGCTGACCGGCGCAGACGGCGCGCCCATCGTGGCCCGAATCGAGCGAGTAATCGTTGACCACACTGCAGATCAAAACCCCAAGGTGGGCTAAGGCGCTCATCACGCAACCGGCGCGATATCGAGGCGCGTATGGTGGCCGAGGCTCCGGCAAGTCCCACCTCTTTGCCGAGTACATTCTCGAACGTCACATCATGGAAAAGACCGACACGGTCTGTGTGCGCGAGGTGCAAAAGTCGCTTAACCAGTCGGTCAAGAAGTTGCTCGAGGAGAAAATCCAGAGTCTTAATGTCGGGAAACTCTTTGAAGTCCTGCACGACCGCATCAATACTCCCGGCGGCGGCAGGATTATCTTTCAGGGCATGACCAATCACACCGCAGAGTCGATCAAGTCACTTGAGGGTTATGACATCGCGTGGGTCGAGGAGGCGCAGTCATTATCCCAGCGCAGTCTCGATTTACTGCGACCGACGATCCGCAAAGACAATTCTGAAATCCTTTTCAGTTGGAACCCAAGGTTTGATAATGACCCGGTCGATGCGTTTCTGAGGCGCAATAAGCCAGACGATGCGATTGTGGTGCAGGTCAACTGGTCGGATAATCCGTGGTTTCCGGAGACGCTGCGCAAGGAACTCGAATACGATCGCAGTCGCGACTATGACAAATTCCTGCACGTTTGGGAGGGCGGCTACATTTCCAACTCCGAGGCGCGGGTTTTCAAAAACTGGACGGTCGAGGAGTTCGATACGCCCGACGGCGTGGTGCACAGGCTCGGTGCCGACTGGGGATTTGCGTCCGACCCCACCGTCCTGGTGCGCTGCCACATCGTCGGTCGAACTCTCTACGTCGATCACGAAGCGTACATGGTCGGTTGCGAGATTGTGGATACGCCGAGCCTTTTCATGACCGTCCCCGAGGCCGAGCGGTGGCCTATCGTCGCGGACAGCTCGAGGCCGGAGACGATCAGCCACATGCGCCGGCACGGATTTCCTAAGATCATGGCAGCGGTCAAAGGACCGCGATCAGTCGAGGAGGGCGTCGAGTGGCTAAAGTCCTATGACATCAAGGTGCATCCGCGGTGTCGGCACACAATTGACGAACTCAGCCTTTACAGCTACAAGTTGGATCCTTTGACGGGCAAGGTGCTGCCGGTGCTCGAGGACAAGAAAAACCACGTGATCGATGCCTTGCGTTATGCTTGCGAATCCGCACGGCGCGTTCAGAAGCTGGCGCCGGAACCCGTCAAACCGATTGCCGTCATGAACAGGTGGTGAGCATGGCAAGACCGAGCCGCGAAGAACGTCTGCGCAAGATCCACCAGGAGGCGCTCCAGGAATTCAACGACATCCAGGAGGCGCTCCGCGACGAGCGGCTGCAGTGTCTGCAGGACCGGCGGTTTTATTCCCTAGCGGGTGCGCAGTGGGAGGGACCGTTGCGGGAAATGTATGACAACCGGCCACGGTTCGAGGTCAACAAGATCCACTTGTCGGTCATCAGGATCATCAACGAGTACCGCAACAACCGCATCGCGGTGGACTACGTTGCGAAGGACGGGTCTGAGGACAACACACTGGCAGATACCTGCGACAAGCTCTACCGGGCCGACTGCCAGGATTCCGGCGCTGAGGAGGCGTTCGATAATGCCTTCGAGGAAGCTGTAGGCGGTGGCTACGGAGCCTTCCGGCTGAAGACGACCTACGTCAACGAGGAGGACGACGAGGACGAGCGGCAGCGGATTGCCATCGAGCCGATCTTCGACGCCGACAGCTCAGTGTTCTTCGACCTCGGGGCGAAGAGGCAAGACAAAGCCGATGCCAAGCGGTGCTTCGTCGTGACGGCGGTGCCGCGCAAGACCTACATCGCAGAGTACGACGACGACCCGGCGACCTGGCCGAAAGAGATTCACCAGTATGAGTTTGACTGGGCCACGCCAGACGTGGTTTTCGTCGCTGAATACTACCGCATCGAGGACCGTAGCGAAACGATCAGGATCTTTGAGACCGTGGTCGGCGAGGAGGAGCGGTATACCGACGCCGACTTCGAAGCAGATCCCGAGCTCGAGCAGAAGCTCACCGCGATTGGCACGGTTGAGGTGCGTCAAAAGCGCGTGCGCCGCCGGGTTTGCCGCGCCTACATCATGTCCGGGTCGAGGGTGCTCGAGGACCTCGGCGTCATCCCGGGCCGCATGATCCCGGTGGTACCGGTTTACGGTAAGCGTTGGTATATCGACAACGTCGAGCGGTGTATGGGGCATGTCAGACTGGCGAAAGACGCGCAGCGGCTCAAGAACATGCAGCTGTCAAAACTCGGCGAGATCAGCGCCTACAGCTCGATTGAAAAGCCGATCTTTACGCCTGAGCAGGTTTCCGGGCACCAGGTTATGTGGGCTGAAGATAACCTGCGCAACTACCCTTACCTGCTGATTAACCCGATCACTGACACGAATGGTCAGACCAACATCACAGGGCCGGTGGCGTTTACCAAGAGTGCGGCGATCCCTCCGGCGCTGGCCGGGTTGATGCAGGTCACTGAAACCGACATGCAGGAGATCCTCGGCGGTTCGCAGCAGGCCGATAAGATGGTCGCCAATATCTCCGGCAAGGCCGTCGAGATGATTCAGGCGCGCATCGATGGTCAGGCTTTCATCTACATGTCCAACATGGCCAAGGCTGTGCGCCGCTGCGGTGAGATTTGGCTGTCAATGGCTCGGGACGTTTACGTTGAGCCTGGCCGGAAGATGAAGGGTATCGGCGCGCAGGGCGAGATAGAAAGCATTGAGATCGCCAAGCCAATGATTGTGGACGGCAAGCTAACGCTCCAAAACGACCTGTCCGAGGCCGAGTTCGACGTGGCGGTCGATGTCGGGCCAACCTCGATCAGCCGCAAGGCAGCGACGGTGCGGGCGCTGACAGGCATGATGGCGATCACCCAAGACCCCGAGACGCAGCAGGTGCTGCAGGCGATGGCGATGCTCAACATGGAAGGCGAGGGCGTTGCCGAGGTGCGGGACTACTTCCGGAAAAAGCTCGTGCGCATGGGCGTTGTCAAGCCGACTGACGAAGAGCGCGAGCAGCTGGTGGCCGAACTCCAGGGCCAGTCGCCCGATCCTAATTCGATCTTCCTGGCAGCTGCCGCAGAAGAGGCGCAGGCCAAGGCAGCCCGGGCGAGAGCCGACACGATCAAGGTGCTGGCCGACGCTGACTTGTCACAGGCCAAGACGGTCGAGACGTTGTCGAAGGTTGATCAGTCGGTGCTAGAGCAAACCATGGCCATGCAAGCCGCACCGCAGCAAGGTGTATTTATCCCGGAGCAGTTATGAACAAAACAACCCTTGAAACCCCTCCCGATGTAGCAGAGCCGCCACAAGCAGAACTGCCAGAACCGCCAGAAGCGGTGCAGGAGGAAGCCCCGCCGCCCGAGGAGTTCGCCGTCACGCTAGACGAAGAGGCCGAGCCTGCGCAGGAGGCGCACTGGGTGCGGAACCTCCGAAAGCAGAACCGTGAGCTGCAAAAGCGTCTCAAGGAGATCGAGGCCAAGGTGCCACCGGCGGCGCCTCTAGAGCCTCTGAAGAAGCCGAAACTGGAGGACGTTGACTACGACTCCGAAAAGTACGAGAATGCATTGGAGGCGTGGTATCGCCGACGCGATGAGATTGAAAAGGTAGCCGCAGCGCGGCGTGCTGAGGAAGAGAGCCAGCACGCAGCATGGACTGCGAAGCTACAAAACTACCAGGCGTCCAAGACCACCCTGCGCGTCCCTGACTATGAGGATGCAGAGGCCGTCGTTCAGAACTCGCTGTCTGTGACCCAGCAAGGCGTTCTACTTGCGGGAGCCGAGAATCCGGCGCTGATCGTTTATGCGCTTGGCCGGAACCCCGCGAAAGCCGCAGAACTTGCCGCGATCACCGACCCAGTCAAGTTTGCCTTTGCCCTTGCTCGCCTGGAGAGCGCATTGAAAGTCAACCGCAAATCGCCGCCGCCCCCGATGAAAACCGTCAACGGCACGGGTCCGTCTGGTGGCACAATCGATTCAACCCTTGAGCGACTCCGCGCTGAGGCCGAACGCACGAACGATTTCACGAAGATCGCCGCGTACCGCCGACAGCTCCGCTCGAAATCCGCATAAAGGAAGGAAATCATGGCCAACGCATTTTCAAAAGAGGAGCGCGTTGCCTTCGAGGACATCCTCGAAGGGTTCAACGATGCTCTGGTGCTATCTCGCAACGTCTCGGTCTACAACACGGATCAGACAATGATGGAGCGCACCAATAACGTCATCTGGCGTCCACAGCCCTACATTGCCCAGTCGTTTGGCGGCTCGCCGATGGTGCTGGACATGACCGGCAATTTCAAGGATTACACGCAGCTTTCCGTACCCGCCACAATCGGGTTTAACCGCTCGGTGCCGTGGATCATGACCGCGCTCGAATTGCGCGATGCTCTGCAAGAGGGCCGCCTTGCCGACGCAGCACGGCAGAAACTGGCCTCGGACATCAACGTCCAGATCATGAACGTGGCGAGT